GTCGTTCCGTATACAGGCTGACAGAAAAGGCCTCGACTTCGAAAGGAAGCCGACTGCCTCGTTCGTGATCCCATAACCTACTTCGGGATTGGACACCATCGGCGTCTACGCCTCGAGTGCTTGTGAAAGCACGCAAAAGCATCGACCACCCAGGGAGTCTTTTCTTAACAGTAGTTGGGACGATGGTCGTGACGAAGTACTCGCGCTTTTGAAGGCGCTTGTTCCATCGCCACGGTACATCGTGATCGACAGGTTTCCTTTTGAGACTAGGTGCACCAACATGGTGACTTTCGTCGGCTATCGGCCAGTACTTACTGGTCAACGCCCCTACAATGTACTCGTAGGTCTGAGGATACCCCCTATGCAAGAATGAGTTGGCGTAAGCCACCCAAGATGCAAAGGAGTCAGGGGTTGGGGACTCTGTCCAAACCGTGCGTAAACGCAACGGTGTAACATCAACGCCTTGGTAGGCGTCAACGCCACAGGATTCCCTGAAGGGTCCTTTGGTACAACTCTTATCGCGATTGACCGCAAGGCCAAACGCTTCGAGAGTCGAGATCGCGTCTTCTGCAACTCGCAGGGGAACGATCACATCATCTCCGTATACATAAATGCTCTCACGAGCATCGACGTCACTTAGTGACGCGTGAAGGAGACTCCATATAGTCAGAGCCATGATGGGAAAGCATAAAGCCGACCCCATTGGCGCAAACTTACGGAGGTTTAATACCCTCCCACACGGTAACTTCGTTGCCAAACTCCTACTCGCCTCCATAGCCTCAACTAATTGGCTAGGAAACAGTAGGCGTACTAACTCAAGAGATACACGATCACTAGCCTCTTTGAGGTCCAGCGTCGCGTAACCTTCACCAGAAGTCCTACTGGGCATTGAGCCCAGTAGTGCACCTCTCTGGTTCGGCCCTTGGTCGGTAAAGAACACATTATCCCTGGTTAAGGGGTGGTTCTCAACCAAGCGGTAGATGGCCTTACGTTGTCCCTGTTGAATCCACTGCAGAGCAGTTGGTTCGCTCGAGATCAACCGAGGCCCGCGTGAATCCTTCGGCACGAGACAAACCCGTGCTGGGTGTTCACTCTTATCGTCAATGGAAGACCAGAGACGATTCTCATCACATACATGATTCAACGACGCACAAAAGTAAGCGTCAAGTGGATACATGTCGGTAAGACGCGATGGTACCCATTTCCAATCGTACTTCTCCCACTGAGCCGCCTTTTGGGCGACAGCACCGGGACCGTGCGATGGATGGATATCCGTCGGATCGAAGTGCCTAAAGAGATTCCGAAGAACTCTTTGGGCAGCGCGTGTGACTTTCACCATTCGGGGGGCAGTAAGCCGCCTGACGGGAGAGTCGACACTATACGTTAACCATTCGCGCACTACGCGCAAAACAGTGTCGGTATTTTCTAATTCTGTCTCAGTCATTTCAAACTGGGTCAGAACTGCTTGTACTTGGTCTGGTGTGTAGGGCAGCTCGTACTTATAAAACATGTACGCTATCTGCCTGATAACACGGACGCTTTGTGCACACCCCGATATTAATGGGGTGCCCGAGGCTGACAATACGCGTTCGAAGAACTCCCCTAAGAACTGGGGTAGAACACTGTCAGGGCGAGGTTGGAACCCCGCACTAACAGAATCGAACGGTTGATCGCTAGACAAAGCCTTATCAAGGGCCTTCCCTAGCTTCGGCAGGGTCTTCGTGAGAAAACCTTGCCCTTCCTGACGCAGCCTGGACGACACTTTACTAATTGTGTTGTCCAGACTTGCTGTATTGAACCAGCTCCGGTGAGTCTCTGAGACGTCACGGAGCACGTTGGTGATGAGTTCTAACTCATCAAGGCTTTTAATAGAACCCATAATGGTATTCTTCCTTGAGCCACGCCACCGTATTCCGCTATTCCTGAAGTAAGTACACCAATGAAACACGAACTAATCAGTTCCATCAGTATAAGTGGAGTCAAACCGCCCGCACACCGCTTGTTCCCCAGGCACTACGCCCGGGTACTCGTCGATGTAACGAGCTTCCTGACCCCTAGTGCACTCTATGCCCTCGACGATTCCCGCGAATTGATCTTTGGACAAGGTAAGGTTGTAGTTGCCCTTGACGGGAAACTACTTGACCCAACTCTGTTCTTCGGTCATACTCGGGGTACGTTAGGCAATCAAGTGCTGCTAGCAGACGTCACGATCTACAACCCCTTTTGGGTTGAGGAATAGATCTGTCACTCTCTTTCAAGAGTGACACCACCAAAGGGCTTACATAGCCCCTATAACATCAGAGCAGGGCGAGCCCCACTCTGACATCATAATTCGCCGGCCCGCGAGGGCCGGCGAACTGATGTACCAGGACGCCCATGCTCTAAGAACAGCGACTAGTTGCTGTTCCTGGAAGCATATAGGGCATCCCTACGCACTGCGGCGCGAGCCGCTGTGAGACGCTGCTTTAGTCGGGCTGCCTTCCTTTTCCTAGACGCCATACGCAGCTTGCGTATGGCATCGAGGAGGTTGGCTACACCCGTCAATGCCGCTAGTATAGGGAACATACGATGCGTAATTATAGCATCAACGTTCCGTTAACCAGCGCGTCGGCGCCGTTTCCAGTGCAATCAAACAG